CCGGAGCCAGCAGGGCAACGAGATCAGGATGGGCGTGGAGGTGGACACCTGGGGTCGCCCGGTGGCGTATCACTTCCTGGCGTATCACCCCGGCGACTACCAGTTCAGCAACCAGCAGATCAGCACGCAGCGCCACAAGCGGGTGCCGGCCGACGAGGTGATCCACCTCTACCGGATGGACCGGCCGGGGCAGACGCGCGGCGTGACGTGGTTCGCCAGCGCGATTCAGCGGCTGCATCACCTGCAGGGCTACGAGCAGGCGGAGATCGTGCGAGCGCGTGCGGCATCGGCGCTGATGGGCTTCATCACCAGCCCCGAGGGCGAGCTGATGGGCGACGAGGTGCTGAACGGCGAACGGGTGAGCAACTTTGAGCCGGGCGTGTTCAAGTACCTGGCACCCGGCGAGAGTGTGACAGTTCCGCAACTGGACGCACCTGATGGGCAGTTTGAGCCCTTCGTGCGGGCGATGCTGCGCGCGATGGCTGCCGGCATTGGCTGCAGCTACGAAACGGTGAGCCGGGACTTCTCGCAGACCAACTACAGCAGCAGTCGGCTGAGCCTGCTGGAGGACCGCGACCACTGGCGGGTGCTGCAGAAGTGGCTGATCGAGAACCTGCACCAGCGGGTGTTTGAGGCGTGGCTCGACATGGCGGTGCTGAGCGGTGCGCTGCCGCTGGCCAGCTACGAGCTGCAGGCTGACCGCTACAAGGCAGTCCACTGGATGCCACGCGGTTGGGCGTGGGTAGATCCCGGCAAGGAAGTGCAGGCGTACAAGGAGGCGGTGCGCTGCGGCTTCAAGACGCTGGGCGACGTGGTGGCCGAGCAAGGCGGCGACCTTGAGGAGCTGATGCAATCGCGACGGATGGAGCTGGATGCAGCTGAGGACTTGGAGCTGAAGTTCGACACCGACCCGGCCAGCGACCCGGTGCCCCCTGCTGCGGCAGCCCCTGCGCCCGAGACGCCCGATAATGTGAACGACAACCCGGAAACCACCGATGACACAATCGCGTGACCTAGAAGGGCAACTGTTGAAGCGCTCGGAGGTTGCTGACTTCCAGGTCAGCGAGGACGAGCGCAGCATCGAGTTCCCATTTTCCAGCGAGTTCCCGGTCGCTCGCTACTTCGGCAACGAAGTGCTCAGCCATGAGCGCGGCGCTGCTGATCTTGACCGGCTGAACGATTCAGCGCCGGTGCTGTTCAACCACGATCCCAACAAGGTGATCGGTGTCGTTGAACGTGCCTGGCTCGATGACAAAGCCAAGCGCGGCTATGTGAACGTCCGATTCAGCCGCAACGCATTTGCCCAGGAAGTGCTGGCAGATGTTCGTGATGGCGTGCTTCGCAATGTGTCGTTTGGCTATGCCATCAACGACATGGAGCAGCGCGGCGAAGACTTCGTGGCAACTCGCTGGAGTCCCTACGAAGTGAGCGTGGTTAGCATACCTGCAGACCCAACGGTCGGCGTCGGGCGTGCTCTCGACGCTCAACCTGCGGCTCCCGCCGCATCTCCAACCCCCGAAACAGAACCTGAGGTTCCGATGGAAAACACCCCTGACCTTTCGGCGGTGCGGGCTGAAGCGGCTGCTGAAGCTGCCAAGGCTGAGCGCTCCCGCATCTCCGGCATCACTGCCCTGGCTGACAAGCATGGGATGGCCGACCTCGGCCGCCAGCTGATCGAAGGTGGCCGCAGCCTCGACGAGGCTCGCGCTGCTGTTCTCGACAAGCTGGGCGCCAAGGTGGAGCCCGTCTCCGAGAAGGCTGCCGACATTGGCCTGTCTGCCAAGGAGACCCGCGAGTTCTCCTTCCAGCGCGCCATCAACGCCCTGGCTAACCCCCAGGACCGCAAGCTGTGGGAAGCTGCCGCCTTTGAGCGCGAGTGCTCCGAGGCTGCTGCCCAGCGCGCCGGCAAGACCGCCCAGGGCATCATGGTGCCCAACGAGGTGCTCCGCCGCGACCTGGTGGTGGGCACTGCCTCCGCTGCTGGTGATCTGGTCGGCGTGGATTTCCGCCCTGGTTCGTTCATCGAGCTGCTGCGGAACCGCTCTGCTCTCGTCGGCCTTGGCGTGACCAGCCTGACTGGCTTGTCCGGCAACGTGGCAATCCCCCGCCAGACCGGCGCTGCAACCGCCTACTGGGTGGCTGAATCCGGTGCTCCCACCGAGAGCAACCAGACGGTTGACCAGGTGAACATGTCGCCCAAGACGGTCGGCGCCTTCACCGACTACAGCCGCAAGCTGATGCTGCAGTCCAGCATCGACGTGGAGCAGATGATCCGCCAGGATCTCGCCACCGTGCTGGCGCTGGAGATCGACCGCGTGGGTCTCTATGGCCTGGGCAGCAGCAACCAGCCCCTGGGCGTGAAGCTGACCACCGGCATCAACACCGAAGACTTCGGTGCCGCCACTCCCACCTACGCCGAGGTGGTGAGCATGGAGAGCAAGATCGCTGCCGACAACGCCGACATCGGCGCCATGGCCTACCTGATGAACGCCTCCATGCGTGGCGCTCTGAAGACCAAGGACAAGGGCACCGACACCGGCGCCTATGTGTTTGAGCCCGGCGGCACCGTCAACGGCTACAGCGCAGCGGTGAGCAATCAGGTGCTCAGCGGCGACATCTTCTTCGCCGTGTGGTCGCAGCTGATCATGGGCATGTGGTCTGGCCTGGATCTGACCGTGGATCCTTACACCCACAGCACCAGCGGCACCGTTCGCGTGGTGGCTCTGCAGGACGTGGACTTCGGTGTGCGTCATCCCGAGAGCTTCTGCCGCGGCAACAACACCCTCTGATCTGATGGAGGCGGGGCGGTCTAACGGCCGCCCCTAACCAGCATGGACATTGAGATCCTGAAGACCACGATGGTGGGCGGCCAGCTCGCAAGAGCTGGAGCAAAGGTGGCGGCCTCCGCTGCTGATGCACGCCTGCTGATCGGGATTGGCAAGGCGGTAGCGGCCAGCATTGCTGCCGAGTTCGCGCCTGAGCCAGAGCCGGTAGTGGCTCCCAAACGCAAACCCCGCACAAAGGTGACCCCAAATGGCGATCTTTCAGCAAACCCTTGAGAAGCTGCAGCACTTCACGCTGCTGGCTACTACCACCATCACCGGCACCGGCGACCAGACTGGCGTCGATCTGCTCGAGTACGACGGCGACATTCAGATCATCCTGTCCGGCACTGCTGCTGGCGCTGGCGCTGATCTGACCTTCCGCATCGAGGAGTCAGACGACAACGTGACCTATACGGCTGTCACCGGCGGCGGCTTCACCGCAATCGGCAACACTGCCTCCAAGCAGGTGAAGACCCTGAACCGCGATGAGCTGAAGCGCTATGTGCGCCTGAGCTGCACCGCTGAAACCGGCACCGCTTCCAGCGCTGTCACCTGCTTCGGCTACGGCCTCAAGAAGTACGGCTGATGGCTCTGACTGAGGATCTAAACCTGTTCCTCAGCGATTTCGGCGTCACTGTCACCAGTGGCGCCATTTCGGCATTGGGCATTCTTGACATGCCGTCGCAGGTGCTTGCCGGCGACATGGTGCTGAGCACTGACTACACGCTGACCGCACGCTATGCGGATTTTGGCGGGCTGGTCTACGGCGACGGCGTGACGGTGGATGGCGTGAACTATCAGGTGCGCGAAACGCGCCGGATTGATGACGGCAAGTTCGTCGAGATCGGCTTGCTGAAGCTGGCACCTGAGGCGACGGCACCTGGCGGACAGCCGCGTGAGTTTGGCCTGCAGGATCTGGCGGATGTGAACATCACCAGCGCGCAGCAGGGCGACATGTTGATCTATGACAGCGGCCAGTGGGTTGACGCCAACGACACCAAGAGCGTGACGATCGCCGGGCCGCAGGTGAACGACAGCTTCACGCTGTTCCGCACGGCGCGCGAAACCACGCTCGACAGCGTGGTGGGGCTGGTGTCCGGCGGTTCAGTCACCTACGAGCTGCGCTTCGCTGCAGATCGCACCGATGCCGGCACGCTGGCTGTGACCGATACGGTGACCAACACCACGACGGGCGACGCTGCCACGATCCAGAACCAGCCGATCCCAACGGGCCGCTACGTCTGGGTAAAGATCACCGCAGTGAGCGGCACAGTGGACGAGTTCAACTTGTCCGTCGAGTTCTGACCCTAAACTGAACCCATAGACAGGAGCCTCTCAGGCCATGGCCACCTTCAACAAGTTCAACTCCTTCGTCGAGGCTCTGGCCGAGAAGGTGCATAACCTCGGCTCCGACACGCTGACGGTGGCGTTGACCAACACGCTGCCGGTGAACACCAACACGCAGCTGAGCAACATCACGCAGATCAGCTACACCAACATCCAGAACGGCACGACCACGGGCCGCAACCTGGCAGGTGTCACCAGCTCGCAGACCAGCGGCACCTACAAGCTGGACGCCAACGATCTGGTGCTGACTGCCACCGGCACGGTGCCGCAGTTCCGTTATGTGGTGCTTTACAACGACACCGCCACGAACGACGAGCTGATCGGCTGGTATGACTACGGCGCATCCGTTGACCTGCTGAACGGCGAGACCTTCACGATCACCTGGGACGCTGCTGGCATCCTGACCCTCGCTTGATGAACTGAGCCATGGATGAAGCCCCACCCCTCGGCCAGGAGGTCATCGTCACCCTGGCTGACGGGTCGGAGCTTCTTGCCGGATGGGATGGCGAGCAGTGGACCATGGGGGTTGATGACGACCCCGTGGATGCTGTCGTGCCTGGCGAAGTTGTGGCGTGGCGTTGGAGGGATGACTGATGCCTGCGCCCGTATTTCAGGCGGCTGGAACCCAGCAGAACGGCACAGCCAGCGTCAACGTTTCTTGGCCTACACATCAGACCAACGACATTGGTGTCTTGGTCATAGAAACAGTAGGCAATGGAAACACCCTAGCCCCACCAACAGGTTGGGCAGCAATTACAAACACGCCAGTTATAGATACGGCTACCACTGCTGGCAGCAGACTTCACGTCTGGTGGAAGCGTGCAGCAAGCAACGCGGAGGCTGCAGTCGCGACTGGCTTCAGCTCAAGCGATCACGTCGTCGCAAGGCTTTACACATTCCGCGGCTGCGCTGTTGCCGGCAACCCGTGGAACAACACCACAACTGGCACAAAGGGTACTGCAAGCACAACGGCGACTGTCCCGTCTGTCACGACAAGCGTTGCAGACACGTTAATTGCGATGATCGTCGGCCGCCCCGACGACAACGCAAGCACTACGCATTTTGGCGTTCCTGTTAATGCCAACCTGACCGGTCTGGCGGAGGCGGGCGAGGCAGGAACAAACAACGGCAACGGTGGCGGTTTCACTGTTGCCTATGGCGTAAAGGCGACGGCTGGCGCTACAGGAACCAGCACACTTACCAAAGCTGCAAATACGACAGACACATACGTTGTCATCGCGCTAAGGCAGCCTATTGCCCGCAGCATGACGGCGGATACAGGGACATTCGCCCTAACTGGTAATGACGCATCCACACTTCACAACGTCCAGATTGAAAGCGGCACCGGATCGTTTGCGTTCACTGGCAACGACGCCACGCTGCAGGCCGTCACGGCCACCGAGTTGGCAGCTGAACTTGGCACATTTGCGCTGACTGGACAGGCCGCAGGCCTCAGCCGTGGTTATTCACTAGAGGCCAATGCGACTGCGTTTGCGCTCACCGGCAACCCTGCCAATCTGTCTGACACCGACGAGCTAGCCGGGCAACTAGGGTCATTCACCCTGACCGGCGGCGAGCCGAGCCTGACCCGCAGCTACGTGCTGGTGGTGGATGCCGGCTCTGTCGCGCTGACAGGCAATGATGCCGCCCTGCTGCACGATCAGGAGCTGCCGGTTGAGGCCGGCTCGTTCTCGGTCACTGGCGGCGAGCCTGCTTTGCTGCGCACCTACTACCTAAGCGGTGGTGCAGGCAACTTCATCGAGACCGGTCAGTCGGTCACGTTCAGCCGGACTTGGGCTCTCGGTGCGGTTGCTGGGCAGTTCCAGCTCACCGGCAACCCGGCGGCGCTCACCACCGTCGGCGTAGTTGAGATCGACCCGATTGTCGGGTCGTTTGCCCTTGCCGGCACTCAGGTCGGCCTTGCCCATGGCGTGCAGATCACCGGCGACCGCGGCGCGTTCACACTGGCAGGACAACAGGCTGGCCTAACGCACGGCTACGCCACGGCAGGTGGCACCGGCGCGTTCGCTTTCACGGGCAACCCGGCCACGTTCGCCAAGACGGCAGCCGATGAGCTGACGCCGCTGGCTGGCTCCTTCACGCTGGCCAGCAACGGCGCCACGCTGACCCGCAGCAGGCTCCTAGGCGGCGACCGCGGGCAGTTCCTGCTGACGGGCAACCCGGCGACGCTGGCGGCCGCTCGCAGCCTGCTCGGCGCCACTGGTGCGTTCACCTTGACCGGCAACCCGGCCGGGCTCACCGATACCGATGAGCTTGATGCCGCGACTGGAGCGTTCATCCTCACCGGGCTATCTGTTGAGCTGGCAAAAGCAGGCAGTAGCCGTCGCCGCAACGTGCTGATCTTCTAGGAACGTCCCGCATTTGCCCGAGCCTTGACCCCACCGATCCCGCTACTCTGACGCCATGAGCACACGCCGCGAGACCATACTGGCTGCCGTCCGCACGGCACTCACCGGCACCGTGCAGGTGGGCACGCGGATCTATCGCAGCCGCGTCGAGCCGCTTGCTCGGCAGGAGAGCCCCGCGATCGTGGTCGAGCCGGTCAACGACAACGCCCAGCAGAACACCAGCCTGCCCACACTGGACTGGAGCCTGACGGTGCGGGTCGCGGTCATTGTGCGGGGCAACATCCCCGACCAGCTGGCCGACCCGATCGTGGAGGATCTGCACAGCAAGCTGATGGCCGACCTCACGCTCGGCGGCTATGCCATCGACATCCAGCCGCAGTCCGTCAACTTTGAAATGGTCGAAGCCGATCAGCCTGCGGGCGTGATCAGCTGCGACTATCTGATCCGTTACCGCACCAGCGTGACTAATCTGGCAACAGCGTGATGGCTACGATGGTGGATGAACACGCGGGCAAAGGCGGTTCTTACCTGCTGAACCCGAAAACCGGCAAACGGAAGCTCATCGAGCGGACGGCGCCGGCTACTCCCTCCGAACCCCAAGAAGAGGTATTGAGCCATGCCGCTCCTGAGCCGCAAACGCCTGATCCTGGCCGAGATTGAAGGCACCTATGGAACCGACCCCACGCCAACCGGCAGTGATGCGGTGCTGGTGCGAAACCTTGAGATCACGCCGATTGAAGCTGATACCGTCAGCCGCGATCTGATCCGTCCCTATCTGGGCAACTCCACCCAGCTGCTGGCCAACACGCGGGTGGGCATCACCTTTGAGGCTGAGCTGGCTGGCTCCGGCACCGCCGGCACCGCCAGCAAGCTGGACGCTCTGCTCCGCTCCTGCGGCCTGGCTGCCACCACCACGGGCGCAGCTATCACCGGCAGCGCTCAAGCTGGCAGCGCTGGCTCGATCACGCTGGCGGCTGGTGCAAGCGCCACCGACAACCTCTACAACGGCATGGTGATTTCAATCACCAGCGGCACCGGCAGCGGCGACAAGGGCATCATCACCGCCTACAACGGCACCACCAAGGTGGCGACCGTTCAGAAGACAACGACCGCCTTCACGCCGGCCGCTAGCAGCGGCTACAGCATCTCGGCAAACGTGGGCTACAAGCCCGTGAGCGAGAGCTTTGAAAGCTCCACGATCTACTTCAACAACGACGGCGTGCTGCACAAGGCCACCGGCTGCCGCGGCACCTTCAACCTGAGCTGTGAAGTCGGGCAGATCCCGGTGATCAGCTTTACGATGACCGGCATCTACAACGCCCCGACCGATACCGCTGCGCCGGCTGTCACCTACAGCAACCAGGCCACGCCGGTCATCTTCAAGGCAGGCAACACGCTGGGCGTGTCGATCCTCGGCTACGCCTCCGCTTGCGTCCAGTCGCTCAGCTTCGACATTGCCAACGAGGTGATTTATCGAGAGCTGGTCGGCTGCACCAAGTCGGTCACCATCACGAACCGCGCCCCCAGCGGCACGGCTGTGATCGAGGCGCCGACGATTGCGCAGAAGGATTACTTCACGATCGCCAACGATGACACCACCGGGCTGGTGAGCTTCCAACATGGCACCACTGCAGGAAACATTGTTACCCTGCTGTCGCCCACGGTTGACATCGGCAACCCGTCCTACTCTGACCAGGACGGCATCCAGATGCTGAACCTGCCCTATGTGGCAATTCCCTCCAGCTCTGGCAACGACGAGCTGTATCTGACCTTCCAATAGGAGCACCCTGCATGGCGTTTGTTCTCAAGCAGTCCGACACCTACGTCTGGCCGGTCACCTTTGACATCCCCGTCGATGGTGGCCGGCATGAACGGCAAACATTCGACGGTGAGTTCAAGCGCCATCCGCAGAGCAAGATCGGTCCGATGGTGGCCGAGCTGCAGAAGCTGGAGGATCTGGGCGATCTGGACCGCGTCACCGAGATGGCGGCCGAGCTGCTGGTCGGCTGGTCCGGCGTGACTGGCGACGATGGCAAGGAGATCCCCTTCAGCCAGAAGGCGCTGCAGCAGATGCTGGAGGTGCCGTTCCTGGCGGTGGCGGTGCTGAAGGCCTACATGGACAGCATCAAGGGAGCCAAGAGAAAAAACTGACCGAGGCCGCCGAGCATTGGGCCGGCGGCGGCGTGGTGGACAACACGCAAGACGACGCGGCAGCCTTTGGCCT